CTACTACTCATTCTGTTCCTTTGCGAACTGGATTTTTATCTGGTTCTACTCCAATCAATCTCTCACAGAAAGGATTTCATGGATTAAATTTAAATATCCAATTAGCACAAAATCAACAGGCGTTAGGTTGCATTACAACTCAAAGATTTTCGGCTTTTGGAGCTCCAGAAATATCTTTAATTCAGACCACTAATACATCTTACCAATATCAATTATCTAATGTATTTTTAACCTATGATATTTATGTTCCTTCTGATAGTGTATTTGCATCTATGCCCTCTTCAGGAACATTAGTATTTAATAGTATTAATACTTTAACTTCTACACTTTTAGCCAATGACAGCACTACAACTCTTCGTTTGGGTTTAAAAAATTGTTTAAGTGTTACTCATTCTTTTATTCCTGCAATTCACATGCATAACATAAAGATGGATTCTATGCTTTTATCTCGCCTTTCTACAGGAGCCACTGGAACGACTTTAGGCACAAATGCACCATTAAATACGGTGCAATATTTCAAAGGTGGAACTTTGTTCCCATATAATTATATTTTAGATTCCGAAGAACAAGCCCAAGACCCTACAACTATCCAAGCCCAGATTTTAGAACCAGCATTACACTCCGTTACTCTTTATGATGATTCGCATCACGGTATGAATCCTGCTTCAACCCAATATTTTGGAAATATTCCCGCTTCATCGGCGAGTGAAAAAAATGAAAAATATGGAGCATCTCTTGCAGAACACCCAGATGGAACAAATTTCATATTAGGTTTCCCATGTGACAGTCAGAGAGTAGGTGTAGATTATTCTAGAAGTGACTATGCTTTCAGAATACAGAGTGGTCTAAATGGAGCAACACCATTTCAGTTTTTCACTTTTGCAAGAGCCAGAAATGTCGCTATGTATTCTCCAACAGGTATTGAAATTCTTGAGTAAATAATAGTTTATATTTAGAATAATATTTATAATATAATAATTATAAAAAATTATTATATTATAATATAATAAATATGTCCGCAGAAGATTTAGTATTAGAAACTTCAGATGATATTCCGATGGCGATGAGTGTTCATTCCGATGTTTTAGAGCCTCAAGTTTTAACAAGTAAAATCGCACGGTTTGTCTTACCAAATACTGGTATATTATCACGGGATTCAGTTTTTCAAATGCAAATTAAAACATCTACTGATAGAATGTTTTTACCATTAAATGCAGGAATATACTCGGCAATAAGTCGTGTGGATTTAATGATAGGTCAGCAGACAATTCAAACTGTAAATAGTGTCGCTTTATATAAATCGATAACTCATTCATACGATACACCTTCATACCGCAATAATTTTACAAGAATTATGAAAGGTATTGATACTGTTATGAAACAGAACGGAACAAATATTAATGCTGGGGACAGCAATAAAAACGCTGGTCTTCTAGTAAATGGTGGTTCTACTTCTATGGCTTTTAATCCAGAAATTCTTTCAGCTAATTATGATATGGAATTAAGAGATACTGAAGAAAAAACGCCATGTTGGAGTATAAAAATCGGTGAGTTATTCCCACTTTTAGATAATGTTGAATTACCATTATTTTTAATTAATGATCCAGTTTCAGTAGTATTTCATTTAAATGCTCAAGATTCTACTGTAAATACCTCCAGAAAAGGTTTAGGCAATATCGCTTTAAAAAATTACACAGCAATTGACACTCCTTCCGCTGTTGGTTCTACTGCTGTTATTATTCCGGAAACTCTTTTATTCTATGCAGATTATTTATATTATACTGATGAGCGTATGTTTGCAATTGAAGAATCTATGAATGCTAGTAAAGGTATGGCGAAAGTATATACAGATGTTATACAAGTTGTAAATCAACAGGAAGCGGTTACTCCAGCGCCAGGTGCGGCAACAACTGTTGATAAACCTTTCAATTTTCAAATTCCTGTATCTAATTACCAAGTTAAAAATGTATTTCTTGGTTGGAATCCTAATGGCGCCCTTAATGGTGGTGCTGGTGATGTTTTTCCTGCGGGTTCATCCACTTACAATTCACTTTTAGGACAATATGCTTTAATGAATTCTGTAAAACCATATAATGTAACAATGCGAGTAAATGATGAATTAATATTTCCTCAACCACTCGTTAATGACCCACTAAAAGCGGCAGAATCTTCTTATGTATATGGTTCGCCAGTTAATCTTCATACTGGTATTTATTCCAGAAATGGATCAACCTTACAGACTAATAATTTTGCATTAGATGCAAATAGTAAATATTACCCAACTTCATCAGCTGCGGGAGGAAGTGAATTCTCTGCATACGGCGGAATGAATATGGCTGCTCAACTCACAGGCAACTTCCATTTTTTAGGAATCAATTTGTCAACTTTATACGGAGATTCCGACAGAGATACCGAATTAATTAATCAGAAACCAATAGAAGTTATAGGGGCATATCCTGTCAATGACACAACTAATATTAACTATAATAATTATGCATTTGTTGAAGTAACAAAATTATTTGCTGTTAAGAATGGTAATGTAGAATTATATGATAGTGTAAATCAGATACAAGTTCAGTAAATTAAATATTTATTTTATTATTTTATAAATAAAATAAAATAAATTGAGAGATAATGTTTTTATATATATAATACAATGAAGAATAAAACGTCAAATAAAATGAAAGATATTGAAGACAATAATAAAAATTTTGATTTAACAATTTTACCTGTCAGAGAAGATGGTGCTGGTATTAATATAAGAAGACCTTTTCACCCTATGCTTCCTAATATAAAAAAAGGATCTGCAACATTACTTTTAGGACAATCTCAATCAGGAAAAACAACAACTTTAATTAATTTGATTTTGAATAATAATTTTTTAAGGGATAGTGTAGATGATGTGTATACTTTTTCTTTAACATTAAACCAAGATGCAACTGGTAGAAAAATTAAAGAAGCATATCCTTCAACTAGTTATGATAATTTTGATGAAGCAAGATTACAAAAAATATTAGATTATCAAGCAAGTTATGAGCCAGATGAACGCCCAAGTATTATTTTAATTTTAGATGATTTACCACAAACATTAAAACCAAAATCTCTTTTTTATTCTATTGTTTCGCAATATAGACATTATGGTATTGCGGCTTTAATATATTCAGTTCAGGCTTTCCGTATGGTGCCTCCAATTGTTCGTAACAATATTTCAAATTTTTTAATAGGCACAATAAATACAGCACAACAGGATATGGTTGCTGAAGCATACGCAGACCAATTTGGGGGTAAACAGAACTTCCTTCGTTATTATAGGCTTGCCGTGCCGGAGCGCTATAACTTTCTATATGGACGATTAGATCTATTCCCACCAATACTTCATAAAAATTTTGAAGAAAATATTTTATATAGAGAACAACTATGAGAGAATAAAACGCTGTAATCTAGATTTCCAACTTCTTTCAGCAGAGGTTAATCCAATATGATTTTTATCTGTAAGTCCTCTTCTCATATTACAAGTATGACATATTACATTTCTAAACCTTCCTGACTTATGATCGTGGTCTAAACATTTACGATTATTACCATAATTACCTTCTATTAATTTTACATCACATTCTTCACAATTTTTACAATTAATATAATACTCATAAAGAGCATTAAAATCATCACAAATAATATTTCTTCGTTTCCAATTTGTTATTCTCCTATTTTTTTTACCTTTATGAGTTGCTTGATATTCTTTACTTTTATCTTTTAGTGTTTCTTTATTTGTTTCATAATATTCTTTTATTGTTTCTTTATTTGTTTCATAATATTTTTTAGATTGTTCTTTTATTAGTTCTTTATTCGCTTCACGCCATTTTTTAGTATATTCTTTTATTTGTTCTTTATTTTCTTCACGCCATTTTTTATTATATTCTTTTTTTTTTTCTTTATCTCTAACCATAACACATATAAAAATATAATTTAAATTTTATATCAATTTTTTTATAATAAAATAAAACATTTTAGTCTATATCTCCATTTATTTTCTAATATTTTTTCTTTATTTTTATCATAATATCGTTTCCAAGATTGTTTTCTTTGCTCTGGATTATTAGCCCGATATTCACTTTGATATTTTTTAACTTTTTCTTTATTACGTTGATAATATTCCCTTTGGTATTGTCTTGCTTGATTTTTATTAAGATATCCCATTTGTAAAATATATTAAAATAATTTTTATTTTTATATATAAATAATGGAAACAATCTTAATTGAATCTAATAGGGTCATTGCTACTAATTTGTTAGAAGAAAATAAAAAAGGAAATATTCCAATTGAAAGCGATTTGCATTATAATAATCAAAATACAAAATCTCAATGGAGCACTAATATAGACTCTGGTATTTTACTGCAGCCCGGGGATTCCATAAGTATGGAATCAGCAAGTATAAATATTAAAGGTGCAGGTGAGGAAAGCATTTACCAGACATTTACAGGTGATA